GACAGCATCACAAGGGGGTGCAACACTTCCTGTTGTGTGGCACTCGCTCGCTGCTCAACAAATAGCAATCCGTTACGGCGAGGTAAGCATGATTGCTGGACCGCCAGGGGCAGGCAAGTCAACGCTTGCTCTGTCCTTGGCAGTTCGGGCAAAAGTTCCTACGCTATACATCAGCGCTGATACACATTCACACACAATGAGTCTTAGACTTCTTGCTTTGTTGACTGGGAAGCAACAGGCAGAAGTCGAACCTCTAATGGAAATGGACAGAGATTGGGCAGCACAAATGCTCAAGCCTGCTGACCACATCTATTGGGAGTTTGATTCATCACCTACGCTTAAAGATATTGAGGATGCCGTACTCGCAACCAGAGAGCGCCTTGGTGAAGATGTGCGTTTGATTGTATTAGACAACGCCGTTGATGTAACGATGGAGTCGCAAGATGAATTTGGCGGGTTGCGTACTCTAATGAAGGAACTTAAATGGTGGGCAAGGGAAACTGGCGCTGCAGTAGTGGTTTGTCACCACACATCGGAGGGTGTCGCTGGTAACCCTTGCCCTCCACAAAGAGCATTACACGGCAAGGTCGCACAGACACCATCGCTTATCCTCACAGTTATTAATCAGATTTCTACGATGGGTGTGTGTGCTGTTAAGAATCGTTACGGACCCGCTGATGCAAATGGTGGCACACCAGTGTGGCTTTCATACGACCCCGCAAGCATGCAAGTATTAGATGTAGGACAACCTTAGGAGAATAAAATGGGTGGAATGTTAATAGATAAACTTGATAGCCCTTGGGAGTTATCAGTTGTAGAAAATGCTGGTGAAGTACCAGCCTCAGAAGTTAAAGATGAATTTGTTATTAAGACAGACAACTTTTTGATTGACATAAAGGCACAACTCATGTTGATGCCACGCGCACTTACATACACCGCTGGTTGGAGGGCACTTGTTTGGAAGAATAAAGAAACTGGTAGGTTCCAAGACCTCACGGAAGAAGAATATCAATCTTACATTGACGGAGGAATTGTTACTTACACCAGAGCGAATGGAAGCAGTGCTGAGCAGGTTGAAGGTACCTCAGGAAGTTAAGGACATCATCATTGCTGAGTTGCCCAATGTACTTGAACAAGTAAATGAAGCATCACGGCAGGTGTATGACCCAAATAGTATTTGGTTAGATTCTATTCAGTTTGCTGATTATGTAAGCCAGTTTGCTAAACATTTATTGGAGCATCATGGTCCAGAATGTGTTGAAGATATAGCAATGAACTTAATAAATCTAGCAGAGTCTTTTAAAATCATGGGCGAGAGTGCCTTAAAAGTTATTGATGAGAGCGAGGCTATGGATGGCACACAGCAGTAAAGAAACATTATCAATTGGTTGGTGTGACAATGGATTAACTGATGGTAAGTTTACCGAAGGTTTGATGTACACCACCATCACAGCACCAAGTCGTGGCATTGGTATCCACAACGCGGTGCGTGTACAGGGTAATCAGATTGGTCGCCAACGCCAAGCCTTGTTCGACATGTGGGCAGATAGTATTAAGACAGACTGGTTGCTATGGGTTGACTCAGACATCGTGCTAACCCTTGACATCCTTGAACTACTGTGGAATACAGCAGACAAGATTGCTCGCCCAGTTGTAAGCGGTGTGTATTTTATCTCTAAGCAGATGGAGTCATCGTTGATGCAGCCTATGCCTGCTTTGTTTGATGAAGGTACTAATGAGTTTGAGATTAAGTACAAGCACCCACTACCTAAAGACCAAATCATTAAGGTTGATTGTGCTGGGCTTGGGCTTACGCTGATGCATAAATCAGTGGTACCTGCATTAAGACAGAAGTTTCCAGACCAGTCTATGTTCGCAGAGATTGAGAATGTAGGCGAGAAGTTTGTAGGTGAGGACATTGTGTTCTTCCGCAAACTAAAGGCAGCAGGTGTGCCAGTACACGCACACACTGGTGCTATTGCTAAACACATGAAGCGATTTGCTTATGATGAGAATTACTATGCACTGTACTGGCAAGCAGCACAAGCAGCAGCGAATCAGGAGAACAACAATGGACCACAAGGTTAATAGAAACACAGTAATAATTGCACAAGCAGCAAGGCATACATCAAGAACTGCTGCACTAAAAGCATTACCGCGTACTGGTTCTTGGCGTGCAAAAGTTTACGAGTTTATTAAACTGCAAGGTTTTAATGGGGCAACAGACCAAGAGATAGAATCTTTCTTAAGTCTCAATGGCAATACTGTACGCCCAACTCGCATGACATTATTAAAAGATGGGTTCATTGTTGATTCAGGTCGCACAAGAAAAAACATTAACGATAATGATTGCATCGTATGGATTTCTTCAACAGAGGAAGGCAAATTATTTTAATGGTAACACAACAAGCGAGTAACAAGCGTAGAGGTGCAGCCTTTGAGATTGATTTGGCTGACCACTTAGTAGAAAAAGAATACGATGCTCAACGCTTACCTCGTGCTGGTCGCAACGACATAGGTGATGTCTTTCTTAAGACAGTAAACGACATCTATGTTATAGAAGCCAAGGCTCCACGCAGGGATGGCAAGATTGATTTGTCTGGGTGGATTCGTGAGGCTTTAGTTGAGGCTGAGAACTACCGCATTGCTAAGAAATTAAAGGTGGCACCTACGCCATTGGTAATTATCAAGGCATCTAACAAGGGCATTGAGGAATCCTATGTAGTCCAAAGGCTTAGTGATGCTCTTGCAAAACTCTAAGCATGACTTGGGAAAAGTACTAGAACATTACGGCTTTGATGTGCCCCAAAATAAAAGGGGTTGGGTGACTGTGCGCTGTGCGTTCCACGGTGATAGAGTTAAATCAGCCCGTCTTAATACACAAAACGGTGGGTTCAGATGCTTCGGCTGCGACATGGCTGGCGATGTCTACTCAATTATTATGAAAAAAGAAGGAGTTACATTCAATGAGGCTAAGCAAATCGCAGAGAGAATTACTGGAGAGAGCAACGGAGAGTTACGCTCAAAACCTAGAGGAGATTCTTCCGTATCTGGAGAGTCGCGGTATAACAGAGGTGACAGCGCGTATGTTTCGCCTCGGCTTCGTAAAGAATCCTGAGATAGGACACGAGCCATACATCGGTAAGTTATCTATTCCCTACCTAACACCTGCTGGAACCATTGACATACGCTTTCGTGCCTTAAGTCCTGATACTCCTGGACCTAAGTACATGTCAAGACCTGGAGCAACCACTCACATCTTTAATATCAACGCATTAAACAAAGACGATGACACCTTGGTTGTATGTGAAGGTGAACTTGACACAGTAGTAGCAACACAAGCGGGCTTCGCTGCTGTTGGTTTGCCAGGGGCTAACAACTGGAAACCTTTTTACTCACGAGTACTTGCTGATTGGAACAAAGTAATTCTGCTCTGCGATGGGGACAACGCTGGCAGGGAAATGGCTAAGAATCTAAGTAGAGAACTAGACAATGTATTCCCTGTGTTCATGCCTGAGGGTCAGGATGTTAACGATGTCTACCTAGCAGAAGGGGCAGACGGTTTGCGAAAGCGAGTCGGCGTGCTAATACATGGCTAAGAACTCATCGTTCGACCTAGACTTTGGATACGGTAGGAAGGGTGAGTTTTTAGTTGAAGAACTACTCACTGGTGGCAAGACAATTGAAGTTAAGCGGGACAGAAAGTGGAACAAGACTGACAATCTATACATAGAAGTTGAGTGTTGGTTTCTTAAGACAGAATCTTGGGCACCATCAGGTTTAATGGTAACTGAGGCAGCGTATTGGGCGTTCGTGTTGGAAAAGGGGGTACTCATGGTACCTACCGACCATGTACACTACGCAATAGAAAACTTTGGCAAAGAGATTACCTGTAACATTCCCCCGAATAAAAGCAAGGGGTTTCTCATTACAGTTGATAACTTACTAGAGGCAATGAGGCAGTTGAAGAATGAGTGACGAGAAAGATTTATTGTGGGAGCAAGTATACAAAATTGCCCGCTTATCTGCCACTAGATGTGTGCGTATCCATCGCCATTTAGTTACCGTTGACGATGTGTACCAACACCTAAACCTATGGGCGCTGGAACATTGGCACAAAATTGAGGAGTGGGCAGGGCAAGACTCACTCGTATTCAAACTCAAGCGCACATTTAATAATGAATCACAGAAGTATGCTGCTAAAGAGAGGGCGCATAAAACTAAATCATCACCATCGGATGCTTTCTATTACACGCATGAAATCTTACAAGAGTTACTCAAAGATGTATGGAACTATGAGCAGTGGACAGTATCATCTGCGCCCAAGGATGAGTTCATCTCTACCTCAAGCAAGCCAAGTGAAGGCATGAATCGTGAGGCTATGTTAAGCGATGTGTCTTTCGGTCTTAAGAAACTAAATGAACAAGACAACTTGTTGCTTAATCGTAGGTTTGCCAATGGTGGTACCGATGTAGATGCCTTGGCTATTGAGTATTCGATTAGTGATGAGGCAGTACGCAAGCGTGTATCTCGTGCGCTTACTAAGTTACAAGATAGACTAGGTGGCGAACAACCACAATGGAACAACCGCAGATACCGCAGACCAGACAAGGAGCAGGAATGATAGTCACACATGAGTTTAATTGGCGCATGTTTTGTATTGGCGCAGTTCACTACAAGAATCTAAAATGTTTTGAGATTTACCTTGGTTCGTTAGCCATTGGTATTTGGTGGGGTGTTAAATGATTATTGGATTGAGTGGGTACGCACAGTCAGGTAAAGATACAGTTGCTGAATTGTTATGTCTTAATTACAAATACAAACGGCGTTCTTTTGCTGACCCAATACGCCAAGCGTTACTAACTCTTAACCCTAAGTTGGATAGCATCACTCACATATCTGACTTAATACAAGATTACGGATGGGAAGTTGCTAAAAAGAATCCAGAAGTTCGCCGTCTATTACAGGTAATGGGTACTGAGGTTGGTCGCAAGATGTTTGGCGATAAGGTGTGGGTCAAGATGTTAATGGATGAATTAAACTATGAAGATAAAGTTGTAATTAGTGATGTTCGTTTTCCTAATGAGGCAGAGGCAATCAAAAAATTAGGTGGCTTTGTCTGGCGTATCAACCGACACAATCACAGCGCTGCTAATGGACACACAAGCGAGCATGCTATGGATAACTACATGTTTAATCATGTTATCTATAACGATGGAACTATTGATGACTTAACTGATGAAGTCTTTATGCTTGCGATGGAACTGGGATTAGAAAAGTAATCTGACTTAATACATAGAGAAACCCAGCAGGACAGGAGAGTACCGCTGGGCTTTTCTATGTACACCAACCTCTACGCTTCCCCTTCATAGGGGCTGGTGTACCAGATAATACTAAACGCCATGCTTAGGTTCTGTCAAACCCCAACCAATCTGTCGGCGTATCTTGTGTCGCATGGGTGGTGTTGTCCCGCCCCACACCCCGTATCTTTCATGGGCTAATCCCCACTCAAGGCAAGCCATCATAATCGGGCACTCGCTACACATGCGTTCGAACATGCTTTCCTCCTCGCGGGTGAACAACTCCTGCTGAGGGTAAAACACCTCGGTATCTATGCCTTGGCAAGCAGCCTGTGACCAGATGCTAGGTCGGTACTTCAACACAAAACTTATTAGCCCCTTGTTGTAGCGGTTCTTACTAGAGTTTTCACTGACTATCTTATGAAACTCTGGTCTATTATTTTTCATGTCTTAATACCAATTCTTTGCTAAGTGGTGCGCGTATGCCTTACAGATATTGCCCTTGCCATAGTGTCTGTCAATGTATTTAAGTCCAGCATCCACCTGCTCATAGCCGTTGATGGTTGGCTTAACTTTAATTAACTTCCATGTACTAGGTAGTAGTTGTGCTATGCCTAAGGCTTTGCTTGATTTGTTTAATGACTTTGGATTCCAAAGACTTTCTTTAGTCCAGAGTTCATAGAGGCATGGGTATTGTTCAAGGTTATCCTGCTTGGTTAGTTGGTCAATGGCGTAGCGTTGGTAATCGTTATGATAGTAAGCAATCACTTTTCCCTGTGGTGGTGATACAAACTGTTGCCCAGTTGGTGTCTTAAGAACTAAGATTAGTCCCAAGATTATTGCTGTAATTATCCATAATCTAGCGTGTGGATGAATGATTCTTAAATTGAGCATCTAGTTTTGCCTCTGCCTTCTCATGTAGGTATGTATCTATGGCTTGGTTGGATAGTTCATTGTGATTTAAGACACAAACATCACACATCTCAAGCATGTAGTTCATAACTTTGGGGTTTATTACCATGATGTCGCACTTCAAACAAGGCATTAAGATTGTCATAACAACACCTTGCTGTGTGGCTCAGTGTTATCTAACTTAAGACAGAAATCATGTACTTCATCAAGCCAATCGGGTGATGTAATGAATCTGCCTTCTTTGTCCAGCCATGTAAGTTCGTAGCCATCAAGGTCATCCCAATGTAGGATAACTCGTACCTCTACGCCATCAATGGTGAGGTCAAAGTCCTTGTCATAGGCTGTGACTCCCTTATCCATAGCACCAACCATAATCTTGTGTGTCATTTACTGTTCTCCCATCTCATCGTGTAATCGGTCGGGGTCTGGTTCTCCACAATCGCAGTGACCGCAATCGCAATGCGACTCATTATCTTTTGCTTCGCATACATCGCATGCTTGGTTGATACCCAGTGCTACATCATCTCCGTCTAGCCACATTGGTTCACTCATTTAGTTTTCTCCTGTCTTTGTTAGCCATGCGTTCATCGCTGACCATGAGTTGCCATCTTTGTTTGCTTTTGTTTCTGCCTTCTCTTGTGCTTCTGTTTCATCTGCTGCTGTTATGCGTAGCAATCGTTCTGACGATAGTGCTACTAGATACTCTGGCATTACTTATCTCCTGTCTTAAGTGAGTCCTCTATAGTTCCGCCAATAACTCTGACATCATGGCAGTAACCAAGTTCGTTGCCACCCACCAATGGGTGTTCGCTGTCCTCTTGTACCAGTTCCATTGCCTCGGCAAGGCTCGATGCCTTAACGATGTAATCCACTTCGATAGTAACCTTGTAACTTCTCATTGCTTTTCTCCTGTCGTTAGTTTTTTTTCGCACTGTTCAAGTATGCCCTGCCAGTAATCAAAGTCCTCGTTATTGGTAGTGGCGTTTCTTTGTGACCTTGCTCTCTTTATCATGGTTTGGATTTGTTTGCGTTCGGTTGAGTTCATGTCTTAATAACTAACCGTAAATCACTTCGCCAAGTACGGCTACCTGTAGTACGGCATCACCGCAAATGGCATCGTAATCATCAAAGTCGTACAAGTCCATGTACACCTGTGTGTTGGCTATTGGTAAGGCTTTAAGTAACTCCTCAATACCGACAATCTTTTCTGTCTTAAGTAAAGTTATCTCGTCAATGGCAACGAGGCGCACCTTGCCTATCTTGTCCCAATCTGTGTCATCAAGGAACTCAACCTCGTACCAGTGGTTACCAAAAGAATCAAAGGCTGAACCAAAGACGGCATCCCATAATTCTTGTTTGTTAATCTCAACCTGTATGGTGGCTGTTGTTTCTGTCTTAAGAACTGATGAGATAAGCCGTGTCCCGTTCACATAACTAAAGGTGGCTGGGTCTACCTCGCTGTCAACCTCTGTTACTACTGTCCATGTGGTCATTTGTTTTCTCCTGTCGTAGTTGGTAGTCGTAGTTAATCGGTTTGGTTTGTTGGTGTCAAGCATTTGCGATGTGATGTTGGTCACCTGTATTAAGACACATCATCAACTTGCCAACTCATTTGTAATTCATGGCAGCAATCCTCGCAGTAATCGCAGTCATGTTCGGCTCGGTCAATCTGTTCATCACAAGTTTTACACTTGGTTAGTTCTGTCTTAAGACTCATCTCTTTATCTCCTTTCCATGGTGGCAGTCGGTCAATGGTCGCAAGCAATCTCCGCACATTGGTTCTGTCTTAGGACAGTCGGCGTAAGGGAAATACTCCTGCTCCTCGCATGAGCACCAGTTAAAGCGCTCAACCTGTGTGGCGTGGGTAAGTTCGGCTAACTCGCCCCATGAAATAGAATCTTGGTCGCTCATGGCAGTGGGTACCCTTCGGGGCAGTTGACTTGCTCAACTAAGCATGACTCTGGCGTATCCCAGATGCCTTGGTCATAAGAAACCTTGAACAATCCAATAAGTATTAAGACATAAATAACTATGGCTCTGACTTGCTTGCCTTTGCGTGTAAGTTTCATGTCTTAAGTCACTACCCTTCCAGCGTGTAGCATTTAGGGCAGAGGGTGAGTCCGTTATCCTCGCGCTGTTGATAGTTCTCTGTCCATTCTGAGCAACTTTCGCACATCTCGGCATCAACTTCCTCGCTGCTTGGAATGATTGAAAGTTGGGCGGTGAACTCTTGAAAGATTTCATCTGCTGACATCTCATCGGCAGAATAAAACTCGTAGTTGATACTCTCGAAACTTGGTTCGTGTAGTATCTCTATGCTGTACTTGTGTGCCATGTTCTGTTCTCCTGTCTAAGGTGGGCGGTGTGCCTTACCTTGTGCCTCAATGGTGCCATGAACACCGCGCCTTCTCAAGGATTGAGGCTGTGAGTTTGCTCACATCTGTATTAAGACACACTCACAATTCTTACCGATTGCTTAAGGCTCTCGGCTATCTTGCGAAACTCTGCGAACTTTTCTGCGCTGAGTGTGTTCTTAGATTCCAGACCGCTTGCGCTGTATAGGTTGAAAGTAATTTTCATTTGTTATTTACCTTTCTTAATACATAATGAGGATTAACTTCTTTTTTTGTCCAGCCTTTTTCTTTTGTCCAGTAGTATTCGAACTCGGTTTCATGCGCTTCTATCCACTCTACCCATGTGAAAGTTGTCATGTCTTAAGCCACATCTTTCTCGCGCTTTAGCGTAATTGGTAGGTGTTCGTCAAAGTCTGCGAAATAAACCCAGCCCTTGCCCTCCTCGTAAAGGTAGGCATACTCCTCGCCTGCGTTGAAATTGTCCAGCCAATCTTGAACGCCATTAAAGGTGCGTGCCTTGTCGCTGTCATTGTTATAGGCTCCAGCCTTTGTCTCCTCTAGTGTCTCCATGAGTGAGGAGAAACCGCCTAGCGCGATGAGTTCCTCTGCCTGTGCCTTGCTGTTGTAGTTGTCAATCAAGCCCAGTCCGACACCGCTTGGGTATCCGTCCCAATGGCAGTAAATTGCGCGAACTGTGTCGCCTTCTTTGATTCCAATTGTGCTTCGTGTTGCCATTCTTTTTTCCCCTGTCTTAATACCTAACGGGATACTTTCCCGCTTGGTTTCTTGCTTGGTGTAAGTCAATCGCCTCGCGCCATGCGTGTCAAGCATTTAGCGGTGTGATTCTGCTCACATCGTGCCCCCGTGAGTCGTGAACTCGCGCCGACTTATCGGGCGGGGGCGTTCTGTCTTAAGTCATGCCTCCTTGAAGATTTCCTCGCATTGGTTACATGTCACGCCAGATTCAAGGACACCGCGAGAAAGTCGGATTACATTCTCACATTCGCACATTGCCTTGATTAGGTTGGTGTTTCTGCCTTTCTTCTTAGCCTGCTCGCCACCAAGGGCGGTGATGTCAAAAGCATTTGAAAGGATAGTAAGGGCTTTCTTCCAACGCTTAGCACCAAAATCGGTGAGAGTTGTTGAGGCGTGTCCCTTGCCCTTAATCTCGTGAGTTTCTAGCCCTAACGCCTCCGCTTGAGCCTTGAATTTAGCGTTGTGATATTGATTCGAAGAACAATCCTCGATTCCATTCATGTGATTGATTGAGTGAGCCACCTCATGGAGCAGGGTTGAAAGTAGTTCTTCTGGTGTTGTGAAATGTTCAAGGTTGAAAGCAATCTCGTTGAAAGATTCCTCGCCTGCTTGCCAAGGGGTGTAAGGGGTGAAATGTCCCTTTGCGCCCTTGAGGTTGCGGGTCACTAGCAAAGTTGCGCGGGGTGCGCCTGTTTCTGTCTTAATAACCTCGTGAGCCTGCTCAAGCGCCTTGGTAAGCGTTGAGAGTGCCTCCGCCTTGCTTGCCTTGCCTGTTGCCTTGGTTGCTGTTGTTGCGGTCATGGTCTTATCTCCTGTCGTGTCTTAAGCCCTTGTGACTTAATACCCTCAAGGTACAAGCGGGGCGGGCAGGCTGTCAATAGGATAATGCGGGCAATTCGGACATTGTGAGGAACATCACATTGCCACGCTCACACGCTTAGCCGTCTCGCATAGTGAGACAGGCAAGCAAGCAAGCGCGCTCATGCTTCCCCGAATCCCCCCCGCGAATGAGGGCGCGCTGTTCTAGTAGTCGCCGCGTTAAGTGATAACCCGCAAAGCAAAGCAAGCAAGCAGGCAAGCAAAGCGGGACAGCAAAGCGGGCAGAGTGTTTATTAGGGGAGCGAACGACAGGGAGCGAACCCAGGGTTTTTAAATATGCGTGCGACAGTGTGTATATGTATGTAGTCACATAAGTTTGATAGGGGAGGGGGTTCTGACCAGCACTTTTAGTACAGTGGCATATATAACAAAAAATATATTAAAAAAAGATGTCCAATTAGTGTCCTTTGGACACCTAATACTATAGTGTAGGGCTTTAGTTATTACGCCCTACCGCTAAGCATTGGCAGCCCAGAGGCTGCCCCTACATTACGCCCTAACCTACGGCTTCCGCTAGGGCTACAGCCTACGGTTAGGAAAGGATAAACTGCGATTCTAACATAAAGCGGAATCGCTACTATGCCTATGGAAACAAAAAGAATTAACTCGCAAACTAAAAATGCGGATGCTATTAAAAAGCAAATCATTGAATTCCTTATGGAAGGCTACTCTGTCCAGAAGGCTATGGATGCGGTCGGTCGGTCCGTCAAGACCTACGAATACTACCGTAAGACCGATGAGACCTTCCGTACTCAGATAGACAAGGTGCGGTCTATGACCGCCCGTGGCGAACTACAGACAGGTACCGTAGAGGTGCCACCGTTCCCAGAGTTCTCATCTAAGTACCTTGGGGTAGAAGTCTTTACCCATCAAAAGCACTGGATTGATTTACTGGAGGGTACACCCCCCTCCGATATACACCCTAGCATCATCTATGAGCCTGGGGATAAAGATTTAATTATTGTCAATACCCCACCTGAGCACGCTAAGTCTACGACCATTACCGTCAACTACGCGCTCTACCAGATTTGCCGTAACCCAAATATAAGAATCTTGGTTGTATCCAAGACTCAGGCTATGGCACAAAAGTTCCTGCTCTCCATTAAGAACAGACTCACCCATCCTCGTTATCAGGACTTACACCTCGCCTTTGGACCTCCAGGCGGCTTTGAAAAGAACTCTGATTCGTGGAAGCAGGACTTAATTTACCTATCCTCAGAGGCTCGTAACTCTGGTGAGAAGGACCCAACGGTACAAGCCATTGGTATTCGTGGACATATCTACGGTGCTCGTGCTGACCTAATTATCATGGATGACTGTGTTGACCATACCAACGCCCATGAATACGAGAAACAGATTGACTGGATTCAATCCGAAGTTATGTCGCGTATTGACAATGACGGGGGTAAGTTACTTGTCGTTGGCACTCGCCTACGCCCAAGGGATTTGTATTCAGAACTCCGCGACCCTATGCGCTATCCAGATGAAACTTCACCCTGGACATATTTTGCACAACCTGCGGTCTTAGAATTTAAAGATGAGTACAAAGACTGGGTAACACTCTGGCCCAAGACTAATATGCCTCCCGTCTCAGGTAAGGGCATCCCCGATTCCGAGGGACTCTATACCAAATGGGATGGCGAGGCGCTTCACAAAAAGCGTGGTCGTATGTCACCGAACTTGTGGGCAATGGTTTACCAACAGCAACAGGTGCACGAAGATTCTGCTTTCCCCGCTGCAGCAATCAAGGGTGTTATTAATGGCGCTCGTAACATTGGTTTGATTCCAAAAGGTAAGGCGGGCAACCGACATGAAGGCATGGATGGTCTGGTCGTTGTGGCTGGACTGGACCCTGCTATGTCTGGTTATACCGCTGCTGTCTGTATTGCTTTAGATATCAATACCCAGAAGCGTTATCTATTAGATGTATCAAATGTACCTGGTATGAAACCAGATGACATTAGAACTTTAATAAAAGACTGGACTGACAAGTACAAAATTTCTGAGTGGCGTGTAGAGAAAAATGCATTTCAAGCAATGTTAACTCAGGACCGTGAGGTACGGGAATACCTATCGGCTAGAGGTGCAACACTGCGCGAACACCATACAGGACAAAATAAATGGGACACCGACTTTGGTGTTGCATCTCTAACCACATTATTCCATGGGTATGAAGAAGGTAGTAACTTAATTGAGTTCCCTTCTACTCATGCTTCCGAAGGACTTAAGGCTCTTATTGAGCAATTAGTTACTTGGTATCCAGATGCTCCTAAGTCACAAAAGACTGACTGCGTTATGGCTTTCTGGTTTACAGAACTAGCAGTGCGTGACCGTATTAATAGCGCAAATGTTTATGCTCGCAATCATAATCGTCAATCCATGTTTCATACGCGGTACGACAAATCTCAACAGTCGGTAATTTCTTTATCTGACTTAATAACAATCTAAGGGGAATAAAATGGCAACAAAACCAGTCAAGATTACTGGAACAGCAACTGGAACTAAAAATTCAAAAGCAGTTAATTTTCAAGATACTCAAAAAATTAACAAGACTGCAACTAAAATAACTGCACCTATTAAGAAAACAGTACCAGCACCAACTGCAGCAAAGTCAAATGCAATGATTAAAAATGGTATGCAAATGGGCAGTCGCGCAGGTAAGAAGTAATTTTAAAATCCCTTTAAACAAGATAGGAGGTGAACATGGCGCTATCTATTGACGAAATCAAAGATACTTACGACCGTTACCGCCGTATGTATGATGACCGTGACCAGAGAATGAATCAAGTACTTCTGGTTCGTCAAGGAAAAATGCGTGATGTTTACCCAGATTTATTCCCCGATGGTCCTTTTGAAAATCCTATCGTTGCGAATATGGTGGATATTGCTGCCCGTGATTTATCAGAAACTATTGCGCCTTTGCCTGCGTTTAACTGTAACTCTACCTCTATGGTATCTGAGGCAGTACGCAGAAAGGCTGACAAGCGTGAAGAAATTGTTAACGGCATAGTTGACTTCTCTGATTTGCAATCACAGATGTTTGTGGCTGCAGACCGTTATGTTACCTACGGTTTCGTACCTGCTCAGGTTGAGATTGATTACGATGCCCAGATGCCACGCATCCGTTTCTTTGATTCACTAGGTTCATACCCAGTAATTGACCGTTTTGGTCGCTGCACAATGTTTTTCCAGCGCATTAACAAACCAACTCAGGAACTGATGGCTCAGTATCCAGAGATTGCTCATTTGATTTATGACAAGAATACTCAATCAACTATGTCTGAAATCGTACGCTTTCACGATAAAGACCAGGATGTTTTATTCTTACCTCAACGCAGCAATCTAGTTCTTGACCGTGCTACTAACCCAATGGGTGAGTGCATGGTTCGTATTGTACGCCGACCATCTATTGATGATATGGCGCGAGGACAGTTTGATGATGTATTAGCAATTCAAGTTGCTAAGGCTCGTTACGCACTGCTTTCTTTGGAAGCAGCAACCAAATCAGTACAGGCACCGATTGCGATGCCTCAGGATGTACAGGAGTTAGCCCTTGGACCAGATGCAATTATGCGTTCCAGCAAGCCTAACGAAATTCGCAGAGTCCCGCTTGAACTACCTGCTAACACTTTCCAACAGCAGCATGTTCTTGAAAGCGAATTACGCCTAGGTTCACGCTATCCAGAATCTCGTACTGGTAATTCAGATGCTTCAATCATTACAGGTCGTGGTGTTCAGGCACTTATGGGTGGTTTTGATACACAAATCAAGACAGCGCACTCAATGTTTGCTCGCACATTTACAGAGTTAATGGCTTTAGCACTTAAGACAGATGAAAAAATCTTTGGTAGCAAAGAAAAGACATTAGAAGGTATCTTTAACGGTACCCCGTACAACATTAAGTACAAGCCAAGTCGTGATATTGCTGGCGACTACACCGTAGATGTGCAATACGGACTCATGGCAGGGCTAGACCCAAACCGCGCACTGGTATTTGGACTGCAGGCTCGTGGAGATAAGTTAATCTCACGCGATTTCCTACGCCGTCAGATGCCTTTTAACTTCAACGCAACTCAAGAAGAAGAAAAAGTTGAAACAGAAGAACTACGCGATGCCATGAAACAGGCTATTGCCTCTTATGCACAAGCAATTCCAGCACTTGCCTCACAAGGACAAGACCCATCAGACATTTTGATGAAACTTTCTACAGTAATCAGCGAACGCCAAAAGGGAACAGCAATTGAAGATGCTATCCAAAAGGCATGGGCACCTAAGAATCCCCCACCCGCTGCTACCCCTGCAGAAGTAAGTCCTCAAATGGGGCAACCAGGTGCGGTTCCAGCGGGTGCGGGGCAAGAGTCACTACCTCCAGGCTTAACGCCTACGGGTCGTACGCAGGGAGTCGCTGCAGGGCAGATTGCGCCAGGCGGTAGACCAGATATTCAATCACTATTGGCATCTCTTGGTGCTCGTGGTGAACCTAACCTACAAGCAACTGTCGCACGGCGACTACCTATTTAAGGGGAGGAGGAAAAACCATGGCATTTGGAAACCCAGTAAAGCCAAAGAACCAACCTGGCAAAGGCTCAAAGCCTGCTAATCAGGGCGGAATGGCAAAGCCAAACATTGCACAGCCAGTAAAGACAGGTGTGCCTAAGGGTGGCAAGCCTAAGGCATCAGTAACAATGTTAACAAAGCAACCATCAGGTACTCGCGGTTCAAAGTAATTAAAAAAATCCTGGGCACGATTTAAAACTGCCCACTAATAACCGCTCTTATAGCGAAGGATAAACAATGGCAACAGAAGCAGCAAAGAATTTCCAAATCTCCGCCACAGGTGGAGCAGGTAGTGCAGGACAACCACAGCAATATGCTGCTGGCATTGACCGTGCACAAGATTTTATGGAATTACAGTCATCTGCAAAGATGAATAAGTCAGGTGTATCGCTCCCTCAGGGTCGTAGCGGTGGAGCACCTGTTATGAATATGGGCGCAGAGAAGCGCACTCCTCTTACTGAACTTAAAGGTGACCCATCTGAACCAGTATCTACTGGTGCTGCCATGGGACCAGGGGCTGGACCAGAAGTTTTAGCATCAACAGCAGGACTTGCAGCACAGTCAAATGAAGATATGGCTAAATTAGCAGCCCTTCTTCCTATCTATGCTCGTATTGCTGAAATGCCAAGTGCAAGTAATGCAACACGCAACTATTACCGTTGGCTTAGAAGTCAAGTGACTACCTAATGAGTTGGTTTGACACTCTTGGCAAGATGGCTAAAGGCGTTGCAGACTTTACTGGAGTTGCAGGGCTTTACCATGACTTGTCTACTGCAATGTCCAATGATGACCCTTGGTATGTTGACAGTTTAAATATAGCCAAAGATATTGGCAAGATTGGTACTACACCAGTTCGTGCTGCTGTTAAAGGTGTGCTTGCTGTAGGCGAAAAGTCTTATGAATTAGGTGGCGTTGCACGCCAGGCTCTTGAAAAGGGAATCCTTGATACTCCCTTTATGTATAACAAGTTTAAAAATGCTGACGAAACTTATGATGCATACAAGATGCGTGTTGAAGCAAACAAAGACAAAATTTCTTTAGGTCAAGCAACACTTTCATTGCTATCACCTGGCAAAAATAGTGCAGACCGTAGTGGTTTCTTCCAAGACTGGACAGATAATAACTTGCGTTTTATGTCTGCAGGCTTTGATATTTTTAATGCCGAGGACCGCAAGACTGCTTTCCAAGACCAATACACAGGTAAATTTATATCTGGTATGGATGACTTAGTTGCATCTACAGTTATTGACCCACTTACATTTACTGGATTTCTTGGTAAAGGTGCGGTAATTGTTGCAAAGGGAACAATGCTTGACCAAGTTAGCGGTCGCATGGCTCGTGCTGTATTTGGTAAAGTAGCAATGACTGCCGAAAAGGTAGATGAACTTGTTGCTCAAGGTGTTAAAGGTGAAGGCAAGGCTGCTAAAGATTTAGAATTTTTAGCAAATAGCGATGCTGCTGAACAGGCTGGTTACTGGGCAAAGAAGAAAGTTACCAACCCTGATGCCATGGCATTTCTCTTTGGTCGTGCTAAGACTGTTGAAGAAGTTGGCGAAGTATTTAGTGCTATCACTGGCAAGAATACAAAGGCTATGGCTGCACTCGCTGAGCGTGACCCAGAAACTGGTTTAGTTCTTGAGAAATTTCTTAATGGTCCTTCACACGCAGAACGCCAGTTACTTGATGGAAAATTAGAAGGCGATATTCTTGTATCTGCAGAACATAACAATGCTATTTCTAGTTATGTATTAGATTTAATTAAAACAGATACTCGTTATGCAATGGCAATGGACAAAGTTGCTACTGGTGGTACTCAACTTAAGTATGGATTTGAGTCTGGGCTTTCTAAAGGTAAGTCAATTAAGGCTTCACAAAAGCAAGCAGCCCGTACATTTGGTGAGCCAGGAATTGAAACTTTCCAAAAAACTAGCCTTCACCCAATTATTAAAGTTGTTAATTACTTCCGCGAAGATTTACCAAGTGGTGTATTTAATGTTAACGATGGTAACTCATTTCAAGAGTTCAACACATTCTTGCGCGAAGTCAATGACCTATCAGGTAGAACCTTTGGTTCAAAAGGTCGTAAATTAGCAGACAATTATTTAACTGCTGCAAGTGAAGCAGAGCGCATGGATGTTATTAAAATTGCTGAGCAAACAGCGCTTGGACATTTGTTCCCACAGTATTCAAAAGATGAGATTGATAAACTATATGCATTGTTTGACTCTCGCCGCGCTACTGCAATTGCAAAGCACAAAGACCAAGGATTTATTTCTTACTTTGTAGGCGATACTATTCAGCACGCTGTTGCTCCAATTCTTAATCGTGAAGCAGCCAACACAGTTATTATTGCTGACATGCGTAAACTCAAGTACGCAATTGATGCACATGAAGGTTCTCTTAAGACATTACTTTCAGGGATTGACACACAAGATTTAGCGTTGCGTGGACAAAAGGGACTTGCTGCCCTTGACACAGTTAACGACATCTTTAAGACATCTGTATTGATGCGCCTTGGCTACACAGTTCGTAACTTAACTGAGGCTCAACTATCTATGGCTGCTAAGGGATTTGCCCTACCAGGTATGTTCCTAGCCAACGGTAAAGAAGGAGCAGTACGCTTCTTTAATAACCGTAAGACAGGTTTCTCACGCTTAGGTGACCACATCAATGTGTTGCTTGGTCGTGCCGATGATTCAAATGTTTTGAAAGATGAAGTTGGTCGTTATGTAGATGCACTTCGTAACGATGACATGACATCTCAGCAGATGGTCAAGCACATTAACCAACGCCTCGGTGAGTTGCTTGATAACCGTAAAGGTTTCATTGACCGTCAAGGTCCAATGCCTGAAAAGGGTGGACAACCACTTCGCGTTGAAAATGAAGTCAGACTTCTTATGGGTGCGTTAGCAGATTTAGAATCAAAAGTTACCTACCATGGTTCTCCAACTAGATTCCAAATTGATGAGTCACGCCCAATTTCAACCTCTGGCGTTAAGTCAGTTGCTGACCGCTACTCTCAGGGTGGTATGATTGCCTCAATAGAGCAATACATCCCAACTAAGACTGGTAAGCCTGGTCGTTTAGGCGCAAAGCCAACTCCAGAAGGGGAAACGCTACCTACTGAAAAGCGTGCTGATGTTCTTAACGAAGCCATGCTTAAACTCCAGTCAGATATGATTGATGCTGTTAACGCTGGCAAGAAAGTTGAAATTAAAAAGGGTGCCACATGGCAGCGTGTCAAGGCTATTGATTACGAAACACTTGTACTTGCCCTTGAAAATGATGAGTTTGAAACAGTGCTGTTTAAAGACTGGACATATCGCCCAGTATTCCGCGTTGGTTACAACGAAGGTAAAACAGCACAGATTCGTTCTTACGGTAAAACATTAACTCTTACCAAGAAAGCAGAAAAAGAATTTGCGCCAACTACAAAACCTGGTGAAGATTTAACTCCAGGAGAAATTGTTGGTTCATGGCGTAACCTGCCAGAAGAACTTAAGACAGAAGTATTTGCTGGCAAGGTATCTAATTTTAATACATGGCTTAAGACAAAAGGCTGGCAAAATAAGGAAGATGCTGTTACCCGTTGGGCTACAGACAATGGTTATGGCAGCCTACTTGTTTCAGATGACAAGCGTGCTGCTGGCTTAAGTCACATCATTCTTCCTGGCTCTATTGGTTCTAAGGGTCGTGAGGCACAAGTTGCCCGTTATGTAAAGTCACTTGAAAAAGGTGCTTTACCTCAGGCTATGGCAGATGTTGCTGTTGATTTTGAAGCAGCCAACATGACTCCAAAGGAACGCCGTCTAGCAAGCCGTGCTTCACGCAAGCGTGCACGCTCAGGTATCAGAGATAACGCTGTATCGCCTTACTACCTACAAGATGGTTTACAGGCAATGATTAACAACGGTATTGAAGATGCTGCTGCAAACATTGCTCGCAGCAAGGCTGAATCTCTTTCTGCCCTTGATGATGCTGTCACTCGCCTTGGTGCTCGTATTGATGTAGCAGAATCAAATGCTGTTAAGCAGCGTATTGGTTATGGATACCATCAAGTTACCGCTGGTGGACATACATACGAACTGCCTAAGGCGTACCAAGATGCAACATGGTTTATGGGTCGCACATCTGCTGAACAGACTTGGAACAACCAAGTATCTAACCAAGAGATGGCTTTCCTTACAGGCATTGGTTCTCGCAGCGTACGCTTAGTTGAGCCAACAGACCCACGCTATTTTGAAGGCTGGGCAAACATTCTTAACATGCACTTCCGTGACCCTGAGACAGGTGTTATGGATGCTGTTGTTCGTCAAATTCTTGATAAGAAATCTGATGATGACATTCTTAAGTGGTTTCACACTCGTGAGGGACAGCGTTACGCTAACGAAACATACACTCAGCCTGGCAAGTATTTTAATTTTCACAAAGTATCAAGCGGTGAGATGGATGAAAAGTTAATTGAAAAGTTAGGCGTTACTCGTGGCGCTGTAAAGGCTTACATACCTGACGGTGAAACAGAGATGATTCTTAGCGCGGCTAAACCAGATGGCAAGCCATTAACAGGTGGAGAAGTACAGAAGTTTTTAACAGAACGCTTTTCAGCACAGCCTGAAAAATTACAACCACTTAACGGTTTGCTTGTTGTTACCTCTAAAGAATACAAAGACCAAGAGCGCATCATTGATACTGTTAACCGCCGTGTTATGCGTTTCCTTGGTTCACTTCCAGAAGATGTATTTGCTCGTCATCCACTGGCAGCAGCAATGTATGACAAACAACTTAAACTTAACATTGATGCTATTGCTCGTGTTAAGGGTGAAGAAAAACTTACTGCTAATGAACTTACTCGCGCTGTAACCCACGCTCGTGAAACATCACGCCAAGAAGTTGAAAAGACTTTGTTTACAATTGTTCGCCGTAGTGGTGCATCTTCAAGCCGTGTGGTTAAACTACTCTTTCCATTTTACGCAGCCTATGAAAATACGCTACGCCGTTGGGGTGGCATGGCTTTAGAGGACCCGTCACTAATTGCTACCGCTGGTCGTACAGTGGCACAGGTTGTACATGGTCAGACTATTGTTGACCAAGATGGTAACCGCATTACAGATGCAACTAAGTTACAAGGTGGTCAAATGGCTAATCTTGTAGTACAAGTACCTCAAGGATTTATTGACAAACTACCTAAAGAATGGCGTGGAATTGTACAAGATTCATTTAAGAATCTAAACATTCCACTATCAAGCCTTGATGTTATTACGCAGGGTCAACCTGGTAACCCAGGACTTGGACCATTTGCAGTTCTTCCAGCGTACTTAATACTTAAAGAACGACCAGAATTAGAAGATGCCCTTAAGGTATTTTTTCCAGCAGGCATGCCACAAAAAGCATCTGACTTATTTTTACCATCAGCGTTACGCCGTTTAAGTACAGTGTGGAACAAAGATGATTTGTATGTTCGTTCATATAATCAAATGCTTCGGTATGAGACTTACAGATATAACCAAGGTAAGCGTGATACTTCACCAACAGTTCAAGAAATAACAGATAGAACTAACAAGTTCTTTTTTCTTCGCGCTTTAAACTCTATTGTCCTGCCGTTTGCAGTGGCTCCTGAGGTTGACTTCTATGCTCAAACATACCGTCAGTTCCAACAGCAATACGCTGACTACCGTGACCCACAAACTGGCAAGCGCGTAATGGGAATGGCAGAGGCTAAGTTCCTTGAGATGTACCCAGATTTCTTTGAGGCAACTATTAGCCAATCAAAGAATGAAGGCGGGTTAGAACCTAGCCTTGGCACAGTGCGTAACCTTCGTAAGTTTTCTAACTTAATGGCTGAGGCTCAGAGTTCAGGTGACCCAGAACTTCTAGGCTTCCTTGCCAACGATGGTGACAATCAGTACACATTTTCACAGGCTGCATACCAATGGCAGTACAAGCATGGTGCAACCCCTGGCAGCGGTAGCACATACCGTCAAAATCGTACAGCCAAAGAACTTCTTATTGAGTCTAATGTCAAGCGTGGTTGGACAGATTACCAAGATTTAATGGGACAGATTAGTGCATACCAAAAGCAAAATGGTATTACTGATGCTAATGACCCAAACATGGCAGTTATTAAAGAAGCAAAAGCAGCATGGCTAGACCAAATGAAAACTGAAAACCTTGATTGGTACTCAGCCTATGTATCGCCTGATAAAGCAAAATACGAACGCCGAGCAAAGTTACTTGAAACAGCCTTCAAAGATAAAAAATGGATGGCTCAAAATGGTGACCGTGCTGTAGTTAAGCAAGCACTTGTTTACCTAGACGGTCGCAAACAAATTGCTGCAATCTTAAATGAACGAGATGCTGCTGGTGGTTCAGCAACACTAAATGCTAAAAGCAATGCAGATGTTGCTGCGGTATACCAAATGTTTGTAGATGAACTAACCAATGGTAGCCCAGAGTTTGAACAATTTATTAACCGTTACTTCGCAAATGATTCGGTGGTGCTCTAATATGGCAGTTGACTTAGCAAAGATAATTGCAGCAGTTAAGGCTAATGGTGGTGGAACAACCACTGGCTCTACTGGTCCAGTCTTTACCAAGCAAGAAGCAGATTATGCAGTTCAATCTGTATACCAGCAACTACTTGGTCGCAATGCCACAGGTAACGATTACTCAAAAGCAATCAAATTAATCATGGGGCAGTCACAGGATACAAGCACCGCTGCTCGTCAGCAGGCTCTTACCAACTCACTTATGCAGTCACCTGAGTACAAAATAAAGCAAGACAATAAGTATCTTGATGTTATTTATCAGGCAGTTTCAGCCGATGTTAGAAAGGCGCAGGTTCAGTAATGGTTACCCAATATAACTACACCCCGCCTCAGAGCAATGCTGATAAGTTAAAGCAAGCCTACATTGCTCAAGCACAATGGAAAAAGATGCTTGACAGTGCCAAGGTTGGCTCAGCAGACTACAACAAGGCTCTTAAGCAATACAAAGCCTTAAGCGCATCAATTAAGACTTTACAAGAAGCAATTAATGCTGAAATTGGTAAGACCAAAGCAACTGCAGATAAGTCTGCTCGTCAAAAGTTAGTTGATAAATTAACTCGTGCTACAGACTCAGGAACCGCTGCTGAAATTAAAGCAGCCAAAGATGCTCTTAATAAATTTGATGGTAAAACAACAACAACTACCACAACAGCAACTACAACTAGTGCAACTACCTCAACAGTTGTAGATAAAAACAAAAATGGTATCCCAGATAATGTTGAATCAGCAGATGCTAAAGCCAAAGCAGATGCTAAAGTTAAAGCAGATGCTGCAAAAGCAGCAGCAGACAAAGCAGCAGCAGACAAAGCAGCAGCAGAAAAGTTAATTGCTGACAAGGCAGTTGCTGATAAAGAACTTGCTCTTAAGACAATGTATGTAGATTACCTGCGTACAACATTTGCTGGACTTGAAGATAAAACCCAGAAGGCTCAGATTGATGGTTTGTTTGACAAAGCATCTAAAGAAGGTTGGACTGCAGAACAATTCCAGATGCAACTTGAAGGCACTGATTGGTGGCAACAAACGCTACCTAGCCTACGCTCATGGTATTTAGATACACATGACCCACGCAAGCGGTCAACAACTGTTGAGTTAATCCGTAACAAGGTTGCCTCCGTGTCTAGTTACCTAGAACAATTGGGTATCACACCACAAGGCATTGACCCTATTACTGGCAAGGCTTTTGATAAGACTGGCTATGTCAGCGGTATTGCACAAGAAGCCGTTAAGAATGGTTGGAACGATAACCAACTTAGAGATTACCTTGCTACTCAAGCAGCCATTGTGTTTACTGGCGGCGGTGAGATTGGTAGTTCACTATCTAAGATTCGTGACACTGCCTACGCATACGGTGTAAACCTTGACCCTACTTATGAAAAAATGATTAACAACTCTTTGCTTGACTCCAGCGATGGTCGTGATGCACAGTATTACATTGCTGAAATGCGCCGTCAGGCTATTGAAAATCCTAATAACAAAGCATTTTCTGAGGCACTTAACTCTGGTCGTACGCTGTATGAGGCTACTCGTTCATACCGTGGGCAGATGGCTGGTCTACTTGAGGTAGATGAAAGCAATATTTCTTGGAATGATTTAATGAAAAAAGCAATTGATAGCACTACAGGTGCTGCTCGTACATTTGCTGACTTCACTAAAGAAGTTAAGGGCGACCCACTATGGCAGCAGACTCGCAACGCAAAAGAAACATACAGTTCTAAAGCGCTTGACTTGGCTAAGATGTTTGGATTGGTGGGATAGTGGCAAGATACGATAGAGATACAATTGACGATGGTTCTTTTATGCCATCACTTGCTGCGCTAGATGTTATTGTTAGCACATCAAAAACTACGCCAATTGTAGATGAACAAACAAAAATTGCAGGGGCAAAGGCTGCTATAGCAGCAGCAGAGTCTGTTGGTATTCCTACTAAAGTAACAGTTCCTCAGGCAGCAGTTCCAATTATTAACGAGACTCCAGTAGGCAAAGATTCCGTAACAACACCTGTAACTACGGCTGCTGTAACTACTGCCCCCGTTACGACTACACCTGTAACTACAACACCAGTGACAACTACACCTGTAACAACTACTCCTGTTACCACTACTCCAGTAACTACAACTCCTGTAACAACAACTCCAGTAACTACTACACCAGTTACCACAACACCTGTTGTTACTAAACCAGACCCAACTAAAACTTCTTACGCTGACCTAACTCCAGAACAGCGTGCTGCTATGACTCAAAATGAAAAACTGGATTATATCCAGGCCGCTCGTGATGCAAAATTTGAAGCAGAGGCTGTCACTCGTGGAGCAGACAACCCAATGTTAAATTATTTTGTTCGCCCTGCTGCTCCTCAAGTTCCAGGAATGATTCAGTATTACTCCTGGATTGGTGGCAGAACAACTGGTGAATGGAGACTTTATTCTGCATCTGATACACCCGAAAACCAAGAAAAATATGGCGGGCGCGTATTTGCTGGTCAAACACAAGCAACTGCACAATCAATAGTTGGTGCTAACTCACTTGTTACACAACCAAAATGGAACCCAGTTACGGGAAAATACGAAGCACCAGGGGCTACTTCATCTACCTCAAGCACTACCTCATCTACCTCAAGCACTACCTCATCTACTTCAAGCACTACCTCATCTACATCTGCCACCAATAATGATTATACAACTGTCAATGGCGTACTCATGTACAAAGGTGGTCGCTTTACTGGTACCTATAATGGTCAAGAATATGTTGATGGTGTTGTTAAACAAGTTATTGCTAATCCTGCTGATTACAGCACAGTTAACGGCGTACTTATGTACAAAGGTTCTGCATATACTGGTGATTACCAAGGCAAGAAATATGTTGGCGGTAAAGTTGTTACTTCCGAAGGCACAGGTTTAAATTACTCTGGAAGCGGAACAACCCTTGACCCGTTTATGGAAGACGGCAAACCATTTACTGGAAGTAAGTTTGGTTCAACCTATGAAAACGGCGTTATTGTTGACATGGTTCAAAAGACTGCAGATGATATTGCTAAGCAAGGCAGACTTGATGCCCGTATAGAATTTGGTAATACTCTTAAAGCACTTGGTCTACCTCAAGATTTAATTGATGAGATAGATACAATGATTAAACAAGATTACACAAATTCTCAGATGTATTTAGAACTACAAAAGACTCAGGCTTGGAAGAATCGCTTTCCTGGTATGGCTGCTCTTTCTGCTGCTGGTAAAGCAGTAGATGCTGGTACATATATCAGTATGGAAAAAGGTTTTTTGCAAACACTTGATTATTATGGTTTGGATAAAAATTTATTTGGAACTACTGCTGAACTTGGCAAACAAATTAGCAATTTAGTATCACCTAAACGATTTGAAACTGTAGTTGCTTTGGCTGCTCAAGATGTTGAACAGAATCCAGATGTCCTTGCTGAACTTAATCTTTATTACGGTGTGGATAAGTCAGCAGCAATTGCTTACCTACTTAACCCAACTATTGGTCTTGACATTATCCAACGCCAAGCACGGGCTGCAGAAATTGGTGCTAAAGCAGGCAAGTCTAAGTTTGACTTTGGTGTATCAAAAGAAGGCTACGGTGTTGCTGAATCATTCATTAACGCTGCAGGAACTATGGATTTGCAATCACTTGATGTGGCTTTCCAAGAAGCGCGTGGACTTGCTGATACACAATCTAACATTGCTGCTACCGAAGGTGCGGCATATAACGACCTTACTGCAGTGTCGGCAATCTTAGGTAAAAACCAAGCAGCAATTCTTGATAGCCAACGCCGTGCAGCACGAAGCGTAGCAAAGTTTAGTGGTGGTTCAGGCTTAGGCACTGGCTCACTTAAGGCAGAAAGCACCATATAAAAGAATCCCCACCCTGATTGACCAGCCCAGGGGGGCGTATAAGACTGGTAGCAATAGCCAATTAGGTTTCCCCGAACCTTCTTGCGGATTGCGAACACAACTAACAAAGGGAGATAGGTAGATGGCTACCAATTACGAATACGATGACGAAGATGATGACTTTGGCAATGAGCCACAGGATGTTGTCAAGCAACTACGCAAGGTAAATCGCACGCTAGAAAAGCGTTTGAAAGAACTTGAGACAGAAGCCTCAACATTAAAAACTCAAACTCGTCAGCGTACTGTCAAGGATGTTCTATCAGCAAAGGGAATTAACCCAAAAGTCGCAGCATTTATCCCACAGGATATTGATACTACAGAAGAAGCCGTGTCTGCATGGCTTACTGAGTATGGCGATGTATTCGGAGTGCAACAGACACCAGAGGAAACTCAGGCTAAGACTGCTACTACAGATGCACAGCGCAGAATCCAAGATGTGATGCAATCAGGAACTCCGCCTCAGGTGGATGAAGATTCGCTTGCAAGGATTTTAAATGCTACATCGGCTGCTGATTTGAGTGCCATCCTTGGCGTTCAGACTTACAACTAAAACTACCAATCACCAGGAGGTGAACCCATGGCATACACAGATTCGTCAGCACTCGCTGGCTTAATCAAAACCGCGTATGACCGCTATGTAGAGTTCGCGCTTCGTTCTCAGCCACTGATTCGTTCAGTAGCCGACAAGCGCCCTGCTCAGCAAGCAATGCCAGGTTCAAGCGTTGTGTTCTCAATCTACAACGACTTGGCTGCGGCAACATCCGCGCTATCATCAGAAACAACTGACCCAGATGCAGTAGCACTGTCAGATGTTTCAACCGTTTCAGTATCACTTGCTGAATACGGCAACGCTTCACTTGTAACTCGTAAGTTGCAACTGTTCTCACTATCAGATGTTGACCCTGCAGTAGCAGACATCATCGCGTTCAACATGGCTGACTCACTTGACAAGATTGCAATGGAAACATTGCGACAGGGTTCAAATGTTATCTATGGTGGCTCACGCACATCAACAGCAACAATCACAGCATCTGACACAATCACTGCTGCCAACATCCGTAAGGCTGTTGCGAAGTTGCGTTCAAACAAGGCTGTACCTCGTGAAGGTTCACTTTACTGGTGCGGTATCCACCCAGAAGTTTCACACGACCTACGCGCTGAAACAGGCGTTGGCGGATGGAACGACATGCACAAGTACGCCGAGACAGGCACAGGTCAGTTCTGGCCTGGCACAATCGGAACATTTGAAGGTGCCTACTTTGTAGAAACACCTCGTATGTACCGTGGCATAGATGGTGCAGATGGTTCAGCATTTGCTACAACTGCAGTAACTGTTGCTGGTACATCAGCAGGTTACACATTTGGTGTGGCTTCAACATCTGTAATCGCAACTTCTGCAGAAGCAGGAGATAAGATTTCAGGTACAGGTATTGCATCTGGTGCAAAGATTACATCTTTGGTTACATCAGGTTCAACAACCACAATCACTGTTGATACTGCTAACACAGCAGCAGTGACAGCGACAACCGTTGTAACAGTAACTCCAGTAGTTGCTAACTACCGCACAATTCTTGCTGGAAAGCAAGCACTTGCTGAGGCAGTTGCACAGGAGCCAAATGTTATCATCGGACCAGTCGTTGACCGCTTGATGCGTTTCCGCCCTATCGGTTGGTACGGAGTCCTTGGATTCTCACTATACCGTCAGGCTGCGTTGTACCGCATTGAGACTGGTTCATCAATCCAGTCATAATTTGATAGTGGAGGGGGCGGAGCAATCCGCTCCCTCTACACCCAATAAGGAGAATAAATGGCAGAGTACAAGTTCGTACCACCCACAGTATTTGAAACCCCGATTGCGTGGGACAGACTGTTTATTCGTTACGGTATCCACCGTGGAGTTTCTGTCTTAATGATTGATGGACAGTACTCAAGTTATCGTTTCCCCGCTCAAACAGATATTGCAGCATCTAGCGAACATTACCTAGGTGGACATGAATACATTATCAATGAAGCAACTAAGAATCGCTTAACCGATGCTTCTATCGGTGGCGTATATGGGGAGAACATAACACCACTATGAGCCTACATCAAAGAACTACACACCCTGAGTTTGTTGAAGGGTGCTTTGGTTGCAAGATTGCTACATTGGAATTAGGTACTGGCGATGCTGGTAGACCTGAATCAATGTCACAAAAGAAGTGGAATAAAGAACTTAATCTTTACAAGACTGCGCGTGACCAAGGTATACAGCCAGAAGGTACATCAACAAAACAAATTCAAAAAGCAATAGATGTTTCCAACAAAGTTGGCAAAGCATTTGATGCAAACACGGGGGGATTTAAGGGATGACTGCAATCGTAGGTATTCAGGGAAAAGATTGGGCAATGCTTGCCTCAGATTCCATGACTTCCTATGACGACAGACCTTTCTATGCCAAGGGTATGAACAAAGTTACCGAGCGTGGCGAATATCTATTTGCCGTAGCAGGGGATGCTTTAGCGGGTGACATAGCAAATTCACTATGGATGCCACCACGAGTATCTAAGACCATGAGCACTAATGATTTTGTAATGACAAAGGTATTGCCATCGTTTAAGGCAGCCTGCGTTGCTTACAACTATAACCCCAATAACAAAGAAGATAAAGATGCTGGCTTTGATATGTTGCTTTGTATCAACGCAACCATCTATCAAATAGATTCTGGCTTTGGCTGGATGCGAGATGACCGTGGCTTATATGCCATTGGCTCAGGCGGAGAACTTGCCTTGGGAGCCTTGGCTGCACTAGCAGCAAATGAACAAAGCATAACAAATGCTCAGTCTATAGCCGAGCGTGCTATCCAAATTTCTGCCGAGTACAACATCTATGTCGGTGGAGAATTACAACTTAAGACACAAAAGGGGAAATAAAATGGCAGCAGCAAAGAAAGTTTCAAAAAAGGCAGCATACGCAATGTTTGAAAAGAAAGAACCAGCCAAAACAAAGAAGGCTGAAATGAAGAAGCCTGAATCTAAAGGTGAAAAGGCTCGTGAAACTAGAGTTGGTATGGCAATGATGATGAAGAAAAAGGGTAAGTAATTATGTGTAAACAATGCGGATGCGGAAGTGCACAGACAAATCAAGATGACAACTTTGGAACAGTTAACCCTTATGGTATCAAGGGTGCCCCAGTTAATTCGCCTACTACTCTTGGACAGAAGTAAGGTTAAAGGAAAAAATGACAGACCCTAGACTAAAGCGAGCAGGAGTGGCTGGTTTTAATAAGCCTAAGCGCACACCAAGTCATCCAACAAAGTCACATGTAGTTGTGGCTAAATCTGGTGACCAGGTTAAAACTATTCGCTTTGGTCAACAGGGTGTTACTGGAGATAAAACTCCAACAGCACGACAAAAATCATTTAAGGCTCGTCACGCTAAGAACATTGCTAAAGGTCCAATGAGCGCAGCGTATTGGGCAGACAAGGTGAAGTGGTAATTATGGCTACAGGTTACGATGGCTCTACGCTCGTTGCTGAATTAAACAGACTTGCCAATGCTGGCACATACCCAGCCCGTACTGCTTTTCTTGAAGCACCAGGAGCAGCCAACCGATGGGCTGGTACCACTGGCAAAGACTTGTTAGGTGCGCTTAATTACAAGGCTGATTCAACTCGTCAACCAAATAACTATAAAGGTTTAAATGCAGTATGTAATGAACTTGCTAGTACCACTGGTAAGTCAGCCGTGTCAGCGTTAAGGAGCATTAACCTGTGAGTACCTTAGAACAGATGACTGACCGTATTGAGACACTTCTCCACGGCTACAGCATGAACACAGAATCAACTACTTGGCTTACTGCTGCTGTTACAAATGGCACAGCCACTAGCATCTCAGTTAATGATGCAAGCGTAGTTAGCCGTGGCTTTATTCAAATTGATGATGAGTTAATGTATGTCAATAGCACCAACAACATTGACAATGTACTTACTCTTGCCCCTTGGGGTCGTGGGCAGCGTGGCTCAGTTGCTGTAGCGCATAGTAACTTGGCTAAAATAATTGTTGCTCCAGTATTTCCACGCTATGAAATCAAGAAGGCTATCAATGACAGCCTTAACTCCATATACCCTCAGGTATTTGGTATTGGTCAGTATCAGTTTAATTACATTGCTGCTCGCACAACCTATGATATTCCAGATGCAGTAGAAAACATTTTAAATGTAACCCACGCAGTTATTGGTCCATCTAAAGAATGGATGCCAGTGCGTGCATGGCAGATTGACCGTACTGCTAACCCAACAGCATTTGGCGATGGCACTAACTTTGGAAGAAGCCTTAGTGTGTATTCACCTATTGTTCCAGGGCGTACAGTTAATGTGGCTTACTCAAAGCGCCCAACACTTTTTGATATTAACTCAGCAACATCACAAGAGATGTCAACTGTTACTGGCTTGCCAGCGTATGCAGAAGATGTGCTAATTTATGGAGCAGCCTTCCGTATGGTTTCTTTCCTTGACCCAGCACGCTTGGGTCCATTGTCTGCAGAAGCAGATGTTCTTGACAACCAGCGTGGAGCAGGAAGCGGTGCTAATGCAGCACGCTTCTTATTCAATGTATACAACACTCGTCTAAACGAAGTGGCGGAGAACATGCGCCGTCAATTCCCCGTTCGTTCACACTACCAGAGATAAGGCACCCACATGGCAGCAGGAGACCCAGGCGTACTAAAGCGGAACTTTTCCGCCGTTGCAATTCAGACAACGCTAGTTAACACAATTTCATCAGCAGCAACTGGCGATACAACAACAAGCGTTGCCGTAGCATCTGTCAGCGGTTTCCCATCAACAGTTCCTTACACACTTATTCTTGACCCAGATGGCTCAAAAGAAGAAGTTGTAACGGTAACCGCTGCTACCTCAACCACTCTTACTATTACCCGTGGACAAGACAATACTCCTGCAGTAGCACATGCTGCTGGTACATCTGTGCGCCATGGTATTTCTGCTCGTGACTTCAAAGAAGAACAAACTCACATTGCTGCGCGTGGTTATGATGCTGACACCGCTATTCTTTCAAGCGCTGGTATCACACATGTTCACGGACTTGTATCGGGCGATGGTTCAGTAGTTGGTTCTACCCAGGCTGTAACTCTTACTCGTAAGACATTAGGTACTGGCACATCTATTAGTTCAACTGTTGATAACTCAAGCGGAACAATCTCTGGCGGAACAATTACTACTGCCACTGTTACTGCTTCAACAGTTAGAAGTTCAACATTAACTAGCGATACACTTGGCTCTGATTTAGCAGCGGGTGGATTCCTTGTCACTGGCTTAGGCGCTCCAGTCAATGCCAATGACTCAACACGAAAGGCTTATGTTGACGGAATCCTTGGTTCAGCAACCGCTGCCTCTACATCTGCCACAAGCGCAGCAACAAGCGCAACAAGTGCAGCAACATCAGCAACTAGCGCAGCAGCAAGTGCCACAGCATCTGCTGCAAGTGCCAGTGCTGCAGCAACAAGTGCTTCCTCTGCGTTAACATCACAGACTGCTGCTGCTACCAGTGCTACTAGCGCTGCTGCTAGTGCTACGGCTGCTGCTACTAGCGCGACCAGCGCTGCAGCCTCTGCTACAACAGCATCTAACTCTGCTGCTACAGCCACAACACAGGCTGGCAACGCTGCGACCTCAGCATCGTCTGCTGCTACAAGTGCAGCCAGTGCTGCTACATCAGCGACAGCATCTGCAACTTCTGCTGGTGCATCAGCAACATCTGCTACCGCAGCAGCAACCAGCGCAACTAGCGCTGCTGCTAGTGCAACTGCTTCTGCTGCAAGTGCAACCGCTGCAGCCACATCAGCAACTTCCGCAGCGGCATCGGCAACGACAGCATCAAACTCTGCAGCCACTGCTACAACTCAGGCTGCTAATGCTGTTACATCTGCAGCCTCTGCTTTAGTAAGTCAAACTGCTGCTGCAACTAGCGCCACAAGTGCTGCTGCTTCTGCAACGGCTGCTGCTACAAGTGCTACATCTGCTTCTGCATCGGCTACCGCTGCTGCTACATCAGCAACTAGCGCTGCTGCATCAGCCACTGCTGCTGCGACTTCGGCTACATCCGCTGCTGCTTCTGCTACTACAGCATCTAACTCTGCAGCCACAGCAACTACTCAGGCTGGTAACGCATCTGCCTCAGCAACTGCAGCAGCAACATCTGCTACCAGTGCTGCAGCATCTGCTACTGCAGCAGCAACTTCTGCTACTAGCGCTGCCACTTCTGCATCATCTGCTTTAACAAGTCAGACAGCAGCAGCCACCTCAGCAACATCGGCTGCCACATCTGCTACATCAGCAGCAACAACTTACACAGCCTATGACCAGCGTTACCTTGGTTCTAAGGCATCAGCACCTACAGTTGATAACTTAGGCAATGCTCTTATTGTTGGTGCTACATACTGGAGCACAAGCCTTAACAATATGTATGTGTGGTCAGGTTCTGCTTGGGTGCAAATTGCTACTACATCTATTTATACAGCACCTACTCTTGGCAGCACAACACTTGCATCAGGCACAACTTACTCAACAGTAACTGGTCTTACTCTTAGCAGTGGATTAGCAACAGCAGACCCAACCGCAGCATTAGGTCTTGCTACTAAGCAATATGTAGATGCTGTTACAGTTGGTACTAATTTCCATGCTCCAGTAGTTGTTGCAACAAATACAAACATTACTGCTACATATAGTAATGGTACCTCTGGTGTTGGAGCAACACTTACAGTTACAGCAACTGGTGCCTTTGTTATTGACGGTGTAACAACAGCACTTAACAATCGTATTCTTATCAAAGACCAAACAACACAAACACAAAATGGTATCTATACAGTAACCACTGCAGGTACAACTGGAGTTAGCGCAGTTCTTACTCGTGCCTTAGATTATGACAATAGCGTTCCTGGTGAAGTTGCCAATGGCGATGTTGTTTTTACAACTGGCGGTACAATCAACACTGGTAAAACTTTTGTAAATACATCTGTTGGAACAGTTACTATTGGAACTACATCAATTACATTTAGTGCTTATTACACAGGACTTCCTTTACAAACTGGTAATGCTGGTTTATATTTAACTACTGATGGAACAGCACCTTCATGGGCAGCAATTAATTTAGCAGCCTATGAAACTATTTCTGCTCACAATGATGACCTCATCCTCGCCCTTATGGGCGCTTACTAGAAAGGCTACAGTAACTAATGGCTGTAAACCAAAAAGCGCTGGCTCGTATAGCAGCAGCAACATCAAGTGCAACCCTATACACAGTACCAAGTACAACGGCAGTGGCGGTAGTAACAAACATTGTTATTGCTAATGCTGCTACCTCAGCATCAACAGCAACTATTGCTATTGATGGAGTAGTGCTTGTACCAGCAGTATCTATTGCTGCTAACACATTTGCTGGGTTTGACATCAAACAAGTTATCCCTGCCAATGCTACGCCTAAAACAATTACAGGCTTTGCATCAACAACTGCAGTTACATTTCACATTAGCGGAGTGGAGATAGCGTAATGGGTATCAATACATTTCCAGCATCATCAACAGGAGCAATTTCTTTTGGTACTACAGCAGGTAGACCTTCAGCACCAGCAATTGGGCAGCCATACTTTAATGGAACTGTAGGTGTTCTTGAAGTTGCTACCACTACTAGTGGTGCATTTGTTTCTATTGCATCACAATTAGTACCTGCTCCAACAGTTGCTCCTACAGTTACACAAAGCACATCAGGTACTTCTGCAATACTAACAACCACTGCAAATGTTTCATTTAGTGCAGTTTCACCTTCTGGCAATGTTGCTATTATTGACAGTTATGTTGTATCTGCAGCGACAACTGGTGGAACGGTTGTATCTACAGCAACAACAACTTCACTAAGTTGTACAATTACTGGTTTAACTTCTGGAACACAATACAATTTCACTTATGTAGCAAAATCTGGAAGTTCTAGTTCTGCTGCATCACCGATAACATTATTTAGAGCACCAACAGTTACAGTTATTACTAGCAGTTCAACTTACACAATTCCTTATACTGCAACATTTACTTTAATTGCCATTGGCGGCGGAGGCGGTTCGGGAAGTTCTGGCAATGTTGCCAACGGTGGCGGTTCAGGGCGTTTGACAGCAGCAACTACAAGTTGCACCTCTGGAGATTCAATCGTTGTCACCCTTGGCGGTGGCGGTAGTGCTTATGGTGATGCTGGCGGAGCAACTACTATGGTTAGAGGTGGAGTAACACTTGCCTCTGGTGCTGGTGGAGATGGCGGTCGAGGCTCAGGCACAGGAGCAGGTGGCTCAGGTGGCGGTGGTGGCGGTGACGGCTCAGGTGGTGCGTATCCAGGTCCTGGCGGATACTGGGGCAGTAACGGTAGTAAAAACGCTGGTGGCGGTTCTGCTGTTGGTGCTGGACAATTAGGCGTAGCCTATGGTTTAGGAACTGACACTAGAATCCCATCTGGTGGTGCTGGTTCTTATGCTGGCAATAATGGCACAGCATGGGCTGGACTTTATGGCAGCGGTGGCGGGTTAAGTGCTGCTGCAAATGAAAATGGTATTCAACGCGGTGGCGGTGGAGGTGGCGCAACTTGGGCGCAACCAGGTAGAACTGGTAACACTGGCATTGCTGCTATTGTGGGTTAAAGGAGATAACTATGGAATACGCAATCATTAATTCAAACAACATTGTTGAAAACATTATTTATTTTGACGATGAACCAACAGACATAACACCGTTTTTAGATGCACAAAAAACTGCATTTAATAATCAAGATTTAACTGCTATAAAAATTACACCAGAATATACTGTATATGGAATTGGTAATGTATTTAATGGTGAAAGATTTATGCCAGCACAACCATATCCTTCATGGATTTGGGATGAAACAAAATACTTTTGGGTTGCACCTAAAATACACCCAGAACTTTTGTATGGCAACAATGGCGCAGTTTGGGTATGGGATGAGGAGAACTTGGAGTGGATAGCAACAAGACGGTAAAACCTATTTGGTTTTTTCACATCCCCAAAACTAGCGGTAGGTTTTTCTATGCCAATTCAGTACGAGTCCTTGAACAAGAACTTGTAATAAACGGTAAACAATACGGTGACATCCTGCATGGGCACGGGCACTTATCGTTTAAACCATTGGATGGTAAGAACATCTTAAGTTTTTCTACATTAAGAGAACCTGTGGCTAGAACAGTAAGTCATTATCAACACATTTACTTCAACACCTTTGATGCAGCAACGGCTGACTTAGAGGTGGAGAAAAAGAAAATGCTTGATTTCTTATTTGAAAATCCAAACAAAGGAATCATTGACTATCAAACAAAGTTTGTTTCATACAGTGGTGACTCATACATGATTCACATAGATGAACATGAACTAAAGGATAGCGTGTCTAACGAGGACTTGCTTTTAGCAAAGCAACGAATCAAGTCTGTTGACTACCTATTCAAGACAGAGGAAATGTCACACGAGATAACAAAGAAGTGTTTAAACATTATGCGTGAACACCTTGGCGTTACTGAGAGTGAACCGTACTTTGAAACAACTACGCACAACATAAGTAATCCAAACTCTAAGTTGCTGTATGACAACTTAACTCCAAAGGAAAAGGCAATGATTGAAAATCTAATGCCAAATGACATGGAGTTGTATTACTCAGCGGAGTGGACAAAATGATTATTCAAATCATTGGTCTGCCTGGCAGTGGCAAGACAACACTTGCTACTGCTTTGGCTGACCGCATCAACGCTGTACATTTAAACGCTGATTATGTACGGGCAACCATTAACTCTGACTTAGGCTTTACGCCTGAGGATAGAGTTGAACATGCCCGCCGTCTTGGTGAGATGGCTAAGATGCTATCTAGCCAAGGCTTGGATATTGTTGTTGACTTCATCTGCCCTACCGCTGCTACTCGCGCAGCCTTTGGTAAGCCTGACATCTGTATCTGGATGGACACCATTACCGAGGGTCGCTTTGAGGACACTAACAAACTTTGGGAAACACCTACTGAGTTTGATTATCATTTTGTGTCTTACGACAGCAAGGGTCAAACAGATTTAATCATTGCTCAGTCTGAACTACATGACTGGAAAGCACCCACTACTTTGTTGCTTGGTCGTTATCAACCATGGCACGAGGGACATCACGCACTATTGGAGAAGGCACATGAGCGTACAGCACAGGTTGTTATTGGCGTTAGGGATACTTACGGAACTTCCGAGAAAGACCCTTTGCCTTATCAAGAAGTTGCTACTCGGATACGAGCCAAAGAACGGTCATCTTTTGTTGTGAAGTTTCCAAACATTACAAACATAGTTTATGGGCGTGATGTTGGATACAAGATTGAACAAGTAGAACTTTCCCAAGAACTGCAATCTATTTCTGCTACACAGAAAAGAAAAGAGTTGGGACTGTGAAAGTAACCAAGGCTCGTTCATTTACTAAATCATTAAGTTATAGAATCTTTGGAACACTAAGTTCCTTTGCTGTTGCCTATGCTATTACTGGTAAGGGAAGCCTGTCTGCATTTATTGCTATGTGGGAAACAGTAGTCAAGGTTGGTATCTACTACTGGCATGAAAGAATCTGGAACAAAGTTAAATGGGGCAGAAAATAACTAAGGAGTAGGCATGGTATCAAGAGCACCTGACATTACAGAGCGCACGATAATTGATTTATCGGGGCGCTTGTCTACTTATTATGACTTAAATGCTAACGCCTTTGATGTGGCTATTGCTGGTCTGCCATTCATTATGGCTGTCACAGACAACACACCATACAAGCGACAGACTGCAGAGTTTCGTGCTCAGCGCGTAGACCAGATGCGTGACCCAGGTGAGCACACTTTGGCTGGCTCAGGTTACTGGACTCGTTCACAATCTTCTTGGCACTACGGTGAAGGTATTAACTTTACTGAACCTATGGAAGGTAACGACAACGAAGTTCGCTTTCGTTTTAAAGATTCCTATGGCATAGATGTCTGGACACCAGGACAACTTAACCTACTTAAAAAGACCACACTTGTTCAAGCATTTTCTGGCAAAGTTACACTTGCCTCAGGTAATGATTCAGTAACAAATAAAATCTTTGCAGTTAACGAAGCACCTTATACCGCAGCAGGCACAGCAATCTATAAGATAACAACTGCTGGTACATCCACCGCATTTGCTACTTATGCTGACCTTGGCAGTAAAACAATTCTTTCACAAACTTCTGATGGTCAGACTCTTTATGTGTCTAATGATACAACGGTTTATGACATTGACATGACAAGCGGTGCAGTACATGCTGCCTATACATGGAGCAAGACACCATCATCTGTTAAATTAAAATATGTTAAGTCTCGCGTGATTGCAGCAGTTACATACACAGATGGATTATCTGCAGCCTATGACCTTACCTTTCCAAACAAAGGTAGCGGTGCTGCCATTCTTACTTCCACTCTTACTGCTATCAATGGTTCAACTACCCTTGCAAAGAACTGGGTATGGACTGGTATCACAGAAGCAATCACATCTATCTACATTGGTGGCAACGCTGGTGAACACTCTGCATTATTTAAACTACAGGTAGATAATACTGGTGCACTTGGCACCCTTGTAACTGTAGCCAACTTACCACGAGGCGAAGTTATTACATCTTTGTATGGATACCTTGGCACATACATCATGCTTGGCACTAGCAAAGGCGCTCGCATTGCAACATCAGATACCAACGGTGACTTAACTTATGGTCCACTTGTTTACCACGATGAAGATGGTGTCTATGATTTTGAAGCACGCGATTCTTATGTGTGGGCTGGCAACACTGGCGGAGTAAATGGAAACTCAGGAACAACCCGCATTAACTTAGCCCAACCTATTACCCTTATCGGATATGCCCAACCTATCTCAACAGGTGTATATGCCCGTGCTACAGATGTATATGCCGATGCTATAAGTGGGCGCGTACAATCTATTCGTATCTTTGATTCACCAAGCCGTGTTGTTTTCTCTATCAATGGCTCAGGTGTATGGATGGAACATGCCACTGACCTAGTTGAGTCAGGTGTAATCCGCGGCGGTAAGATTCGTTACGACACCATGGAGAATAAAGCATGGAAGCGCGTGCGCGTTCGTACTGTAAACGATGAAGCCAATGGCGACATTGAAATCTACAAAATGAATTACAACTCTGATGAAATTATTACTACAATTTTTGAGGGCAACAGCACGGCTGCGGATATAGATTTACAAAACTCTTACCCAGGTATTAACCCAGATGCTGCATTTAAATTAGAGTTATACCGCAACTCAACTGATGCAACCACTGGTCCAGTAGTAGTGGGCTTAGCAGTTAAGGCTTTGCCTTCACCTACCCGTGCTCGTGTTCTACAGATACCTGTCTTTATGTTTGATAAAGAAACAGATAAGACTGGAAACATTATTGGCTACGAAGGCTACGCTCGTGAGCGTTTGTTTGCGCTTGAAACAGTTGAAAGTATTGGTGCAACAATCATTGTTCAGGACTTTACCGCTGGTGGAGAACCTGTTGAGTGTGTGATTGAACAAATTACATTCACTCGTGCTACACCATCTGCTCGTAACTACTCAGGCTTTGGCGGCATCTGCCAAATCATCGCTCGCACTGTCGTATAAGGGGAACCTTCCAATGTCATCTGACACAGCCACTATTGTTTATTCTTACTTCTTTGTTATTGTAGCGCTGCTTGCTGGTGTAGGAATAATAGCAAGACACACTATCTTAAAGTATACGGAAGAACTTAAAGATAAATTAAATAGGATTGAATATGCCTTGTATAACGATGGGCATACTGGCTTAATAAATAAAGTTGACCAACTAATTGAAAACCAACAACAAATAAAAATTGATGTTGAAGTAATGAAATCAAAGGTGGAAGCATGAGCCAAATAGATGATTTTCTAGCCATAGCCAAGGCTGAGGTTGGAACTATTGAAGGTCCAAAAGATAACGAAACAAAGTACGGTGCTTTCACTAAGCATAACTTTCAACCATGGTGTGGTTCGTTTGTCATGTGGTGTGCAGCGCAAGTAAAACTAAAAATTCCTAATGTGGTCTGGACTCCTGGCGGAGTTGAAGGATTCAAAGGAATAGGTGCTTGGAACAATGCAGCGACTGCATCGCCAAAGCCTGGCGACATTGTGTTCTTTGACTTCGTAGAAGGCGGAGCACCAGTGGAACATGTGGGTATTGTGCTCAAAGATAATCTTGATGGCACAGTAACTACTATTGAAGGCAACACTTCACCTGAAAAAAAGAAAGGCTCACAAGCCAATGGTGGACAGGTAGCGGAGCGTATCCGTGCCTATAAGAAAGATAACAAGCGCAAACTCACGGCTACTATTGTGGGCTTTGGCAGACCGAAATGGAGTAAGTAATGTCCCCTAAATTCAAAGAACAAATCTCAAGTATTGCTGGCACATACATTCGTGCCTTTGTTGCTGGTGCAACAACAGCCTATGCAGTAGGAGCAACAGCCCCTTCTGATTATGTTAAGGCTGGCATTGCATCTGTGTTGCCTATCCTTATGCGTTGGGCAAACCCAAAGGATTCATTCCCAACCAAGAAGTAACCTTTAGTAACCTAACAGATTAGCCCCTCGCTTTATGCGGGGGGCTTTTTTGCTTTATCCGCCTGTTGAGTAGAAGCCACTGCCATTAAACTTAACAGGTATTACTGAGTACACCTGACCCATGACTTCACCACAACAAGAAGGTGACCAGTCACTACCCATTGGCTTATCTATTTCTTGAACGCCACCACACACGGCACATTTGTAATCATACTTTGCCATTTAATAACTTCTTTAATGTATTAAGTCTGCGTAGGCGAGCACGCTGTTCTGTCTTAATACCATAAGTAAAACCAATTTTAAACATAGTGATGTTGCTCACAATTAAAGCCACAAAAAAAATAATTACTTTCATGCTATGACATCCACTGGAGTAGGTACAGTAACAAGTGCATCACATTCAGCACACTCAGCATTTACAAACCACATACTGATGTCACCATCTTCAAACATACATCCCACTTTAAATAAGCGGGAGCCACACGAGCACACATGGATAGGACCAAGGCTACGCAAATCAATTCTGCTATCCTTAACCACTGCTCGGCGTTGGAGCCTCGCTAGTCCTCTACTTAATATGCTGAACACGAACAGCAGTGTACACACAAATTGAATTACATGTTTGTTATTCACTTCGGCGTGTCGCACAATAGAGCAGACATTGCGTAGTAGTCTCCCCTATTGAAGGAGAAACAATGACACTTGAACAAGTTACGGGAAAGAACTACATCTCCCACTCCGCCATGTCAACATGGCTTGGGTGCGGATGGCAGTACTACCTCACCCGTGTACAAAATGTAGCAGAGTCACCTTCCTACTGGCTTGCTGGTGGTAAGGCTGTACATGAGTGCACAGAAATCTATGACATCAAGCCTGAGGGTTTCGACCCAACTGCTATGTTCATAGAACGATGGGAACATAACTACAAGATGGTGGACAACGGTATGCCTTGGCGTGCTGGTGGTCGTGCTACCAAGGCTTTTCCTAATAAGGAAGATGCTGAATGGTGGTTGGCTGCAGGTCCACGCATGGTGGAATCATGGATGCAGTTCCGTGAAGATAGTGGATGGCACATTTGGGAAACCCCCGCTGGCATACCCGCTATTGAAACTGAAATGAATCAACAAATCAACGGCGTAAACATTAAAGCGTTCCTTGACCGCATAATGGTTGCGCCTACTGGCGAGTTGGTAATTGTAGATATTAAGACAGGGGCTGAACCTAAGTCCCAGACACAACTTGGTATCTATGCAGTCCTTGTGGAGAAAACCTTTGGTATTCGCCCACAACTTGGCAGTTATTTCATGGCACGCACAGGAGAATTAACTGCTCCTGTTAGTCTTGAGCGCTTTACTGAGGCACGCCTCGGCTCATGGGCTAAGGGTTTTGAGATAGCAGTAAGTAACAAAATCTTTATTCCATCAACTGGGTTTATGTGTGGCACATGCTCCGTAAACTCATCATGTTATGCAGTGGGTGGCAAAGACTCACACCTTTATCCAGAGATACCTATAGGAGAACCAAATGACTGAATCGCTATACCAAGTAAATGTAAAGACACCTAAGGGTACTTTACTAAACATCCGCGCAACATCAGATGCTGAACTAGATGCAGCACTTGATGGTTTGACATTACGCATTGCATCAATTGCTGATTTAGAATCATCTATTGATGCTATCTGTGCTCTAACTAATGGTGGTCTTAAGCCAGAAATTGTTAGCCACACACCAGTAGCAGCAGTTGCTCCGTCACACCCAGCACCAGTGCAAGCAGCACCAGCGGGTTACTCACCTACTCGTGCTATCCCTGATTGCTCATGTGGTGGTGGACAGATGCGCCATGTACCAGCAGGTATTGCTAAGGCTACAGGTCGCCCATACAAGGCGTTTTATGCATGTCCTAAGCCTCAGGGACAGGCTTGCCAAAATAAGGTACCTGCATAACAGATGCGCCTACTCAGCCGTGCTATTAAGACAGCATCACAAGGGGGTGCAACACTTCCTGTTGTGTGGCACTCGCTCGCTGCTCAACAAATAGCAATCCGTTACGGCGAGGTAAGCATGATTGCTGGACCGCCAGGGGCAGGCAAGTCAAC